GGGAAGGGTTAGAGTCGCAAGGCGACCGCCAACACGGCGACAAGTAGACCGACTAGGATTGCTGCGGTCATAGGATGTTGCGGCCCATGCAATATTGATCAACCGCGTCGGCCACTGGCGCGCCGGAATAATAGTAGTGCAGGACCGCCGGCCATTCTATGCGCCCCGATAGTTGAGGCGCGCGGGATAGCAGAAGGTCCGAGAATCGCGCGCAATAGTCCGCCTGGCGCGCCGCTTTGGTCTTACCATAGTGTCGTTTCATGATGACAATCCAAAAAAGAGTGTGCAACCCAGCGCGATACCGGCGCCGATAAATATGGTCCATTCGATCAGGTTTGATGGCATGGTTAGAATCCCCCACGGGCTGAGCAATACGGGTCCGAGGCGGGTTCATCTTGATCTGTCCACCACGGGTCCGGGTCTACGCCGCACTCAAGGCGAACGTATAGGGACAGGCTACCGTCAGCGCCGCGCCGGGTCCAATAGTCGATAATCTCGCCGGTTGCCTTGGCGGCGCGAGCGAAGGCGATTGCGTCGTGTAGTGTCATGATGCGCGCTCCTCAATGAAACCAGCGGCCAGCGAGCGAGCGCCCGAGTTCCATGCGCGCCATGCGCCTGATGTCGTCGGCTGTCTTGGCGCCGCACTTCTCGCGGAAATAACCCCACAAGGTCGAGGCGAGCGTGGCGCATGCGGCGGCACGGTACTCAACCGGGTAGTAAGACCCTGTGCAATAGTCGACGCGCGCGACATTACCAGCCGGCACAAAATCGATTCTATGGTGCTTGGCGCGCACGATATCGTCGGCGCCGATACTGTCATGCCAGTGGATCGCTTTCAGCATAGCGCGGGCGTCGTGCAAGTGCCGCAAGGCGCGGCGCGCGTCTGCGCGATACGCCTCGGGCGCGCCAGCGTAGTTCGCCGGATCGAATCCAGGGCGTGATTCGATGAAGGCGTGCAAGGCTTGGATGATTTGCGAGCGTGTCATGGTGTATCTCCAAAAGTTAACGGTTAGGCAAGGGCGGTTTGAACATGCAAATACTGAGAATGCGTGTCATCGTCCCAATGGTCGATGAAGCAACACGTCGCGCCCGAGCGCGAATCGTATCGGCCGCAACCGGCCAAACGGAAGCCGAGTCCCGAATTACGGTTGACGCGGATCAGCGCGCCTCGCTCAGACTTGGCGCGCACTTTGTGGCGTGTCACCCATGAATAGTTCGCCTCACCGCCAAAGGTGTCGGTAATCTCAATGAAAAAATAGGCCATGTCAGTGTCTCCAAAAGAGGGCGCCTTGCGGCGCCCGTGAGGGTTAAAGGGCGAACGCGGGCTTGCCGGTGTACTTCAATTCGTCACCATCCATGCGCATGGGCATGACCAAACCGAGCGCGCCTGGCAGGTTTGTGACGACGGCGCATGCGCCGCCATTGTGGTTGATATAGGGACCATATTTGCCGCCTAACAGCTTGCAAACGTCACCAAACCCGCTCACATGGTCGGCATTGAATTGAGCAAGCTCGCCGGATGTTGACGCGGGGACAATCCGGCGCCAATCGGGAAACTTCCCGTCAATCGGCGCCGTGACGGCGCTGGTGGCGCCCGTGACGGTGATGGTTGTCTTACCTTTGATCGTCACGCCCACGCGCTCAGGGTCCGGCGCCGTCACAATGTCAATGTGAATCGGCAGCGTGATACGCCCAGCTTTCGCGGGTTTGACTGCCTCGAGCGCTTCGCGGGGTATGACGTATTCGCCAGGCGCGAGTGCTTCGATATTGTCGACAGCGACAGGGTAGGCGAGTAGACGATGGCCGTCGGTGGCGACTAGCACTACGTCACCATTAGCGCGCGCGTCGACAGATATGCCCTTCAGGTAATAACGAATGTCCTGTTTAGCGGCGCAGATGAGCAGGGCTTTGATGATGGAATGATCGATAGTGAGTTTCATTGCATAGTCTCCGAGGGTTGAAAGCGCGCCCGTAGGCGCGCGGTTGATAATCAAACTTCCGCAGAAATCGACGGGCGCGCGGTGTAGCGATAGTCCCGAGCGCCTGTCGTGTTGTAGGCATAGTCGCCAACAACAACTTGGATAGCGTCCCATTCTGAAACGGCGAATTGATACCCGACAAAGCTATCCTCGAAATAGACGGCGAACATTGCGCGCGGTTGGCGAAGATCAAAAGTTGACATCGTCGGCTCCTGGGTTGTTGGCGCGCTCACGCGAGCGCATGAGTGCATTGTGCAACAACATTTGTAGCACTGTCAAGGCATGCTCTAAAGTTTATTTCATTTTCTGCTACCCCACGCAAAACGTGTTGCATGTGCGACAAGTCTTGGGGCATGGGTGAGGTGGGGCGCGCGTGGGTTAGGGGCGTGGGTGGCGCGGCGGATAGCATGCGCGCCTCTGGGTGGGGTGGCATGGGGTAGTGGATAGCATCTAAAAAATGTTTTGTGTTTATACTGTATATATATACAGTAGTGTAAATTATAGGGACTTTTTTTAGGGGGGTGCCCCAGCTACCCCAACTACCCCACAATCCCCGCGCCGACAGCCCCGCGCCGACAGCCGGGTGCTGTGGGGTACCCCACGCAAAACCGTCAGGCAATCAGGCATCGGACTACCCCACACTGCCCACACTTCCAACACCAGGTAGCACCAGGCAAGCGCCCCTCGATCCGTGGAGCACTACCCCACACTGCCCACGGCTGGCGGGCTACCGGTTGACGGGGTGCTACCCCACGCCACCCAGCGTGGCGGGCAGGCGGATCGGGGCCGCGTGTCGGAGAGCCCCCGGTGAGGGCCGGCGACCGGGCCGGTCAAAAACGGAGGGGTTGCACAAATTTTTTGCAAAATGCTATAATTACTTGCAACACTATTTGCAGCACATCATCTGGCTATGACCTTCCAATCCTTGCCGCTCACCGCGCGCAAACTAGAGGCGACCGAGGCGCGCTTGCAGCGCATCTACGAGGCTGCCAAGTTGGGTCTAAAAGGTGACTCGCTGGCGTTGAAGGCTGGCATGCTGCCGACCGAGTATCGGCGTCTGTGCGAGATGGACCCGATTGCCGAAATGGCAGAACAGAAGGGGCGCGCTGACGCAGAAGGGGCGCTTGCGGCTGTTATGATGGACGCCGCGCTTTCCGGCGACACCAAAGCGGCGTTAGAGATCCTTCGTCACAGACACGATTGGGTGGCTAAGCAACAAGTGCAAATCGACGTAGCGCAGCAGATCAGCGTAATATCGGCGCTTGAGAAAGCAGAGCAGCGCGTCATCGACGTGCAGGTAACAGAGCGACTGGAGCCAACACTTGCAGCAGCCGATCTACAACGCCTCTGATGAAATGCTCTTGATGACGCGGCTCTGGCAGCCGCGCATCAAAGACGATCCGGAAGCGTTTGTAAACTTTGCGTTCCCGTGGGGGCAACACGGCACGCCACTGGCCAACTACAAAGGCCCGCGCAAGTGGCAGCGCCAGGTGCTGCGAAAGATTACGCAACACATCAAAGACAACGGCGGCAAAGTTGACTATAACGTCTTCCGGCTGGCGGTTGCATCAGGCCGAGGGATCGGTAAGTCCGCGCTAGTCAGTTGGCTTGTGCTGTGGATGCTCTCCACGCGCATAGGATCCACGACGATCGTGTCGGCCAACAGTGAGGCGCAGCTCCGGTCAATCACCTGGTCAGAAATCACCAAGTGGCTGGCGATGATGATTAACAGCCATTGGTTCGAGATCAGCGCGACCAAGGTCGCGCCAGCTAAGTGGCTGGCGGAGATCGTCGAGCGGGACTTGAAGAAAGGCACGCGCTTCTGGTCGATTGAGGGGCGTCTGTGGTCGGAAGAAAACCCGGACGCTTACGCCGGTCTGCACAACCTGGACGGCGTGTGTTTGATCTTCGATGAGGCGTCTGGTATCCCAGACTCGATCTGGCAGGTGGCCGCTGGTTTCTTCACAGAAAACACGCCGCACAGGTTCTGGTTTGCTTTCTCCAATCCGCGCCGCAACCAAGGCTACTTCTTCGAATGCTTCAACTCCAAGCGCGACTTTTGGTCGACCGAGAACATCGACGCTCGCGACGTCGAGGACACCGACAAGCAGGTCTACGAGCAGATCATCGCGGAGTACGGCGAAGACTCGATACAGGCCAAGGTCGAGGTGTACGGCGAATTCCCCAGCGCGGGCGACGACCAGTTCATCGGACCCGCGCTGGTCGATCAAGCGTTTGGCCGACCCAAGCACAAAGACGAGACAGCGCCAATTGTCATCGGCATTGACCCCGCCAGGTCGGGCGGTGACTCGACGGTCATCGCGGTGCGCCAAGGGCGTGACATCATCGCAATCAAGCGGTACCGGGGCGATGATACGATGACGACCGTGGGGCACGTCATCGACGCGATCGAGGAATACAAACCGACGCTGACGGTGATTGACGAGGGTGGGCTGGGGTACGGCATACTTGACCGGCTGGTCGAACAGCGGTATAAGGTGCGTGGGGTCAACTTTGGCTGGAAAGCCAAGAACCAAGTGATGTGGGGCAACAAGCGCGCTGAGCTGTGGGGTGCGCTGCGGGACTGGTTAAGAACTGCGTCGATCGCGCCAGACAGGCAACTGAAAGCGGATCTGACCGGGCCAAAGACCAAACCCGACTCAAGCGGTACGATCTTCTTGGAGAGCAAGAAGGATATGAAAGCCAGGGGTCTAGCTTCTCCTGACGCCGCCGATGCGATCGCGGTGACGTTCGCATTTCCAGTCGCCTCCCGCGAACCCCGCGCAGCCATGCCCCGTCGCCACTACAGCGACCGCACCGCAGGCGCAACCGGCTGGATGGGCGCATGACCAAGAAGTCTGTCAGCCTGTCAGTGGGGCGCGGCGAGAAGCTGCCAACCAAACAAGGCGCTGGGCTGACGGCCAAGGGGCGTGAAAAATACAATCGCGCGACCGGCAGCAACCTCAAAGCGCCCGCGCCTAGCCCCAAGACAGAAGCAGACAAGGGGCGTAAGGCGAGCTTCTGCGCACGCATGGGTGGGGTAGCCGCCAAGGCCAAAGATGGCGAACGCGCCAAAGCGGCGCTCAAACGATGGAAGTGCTGATATGAAACCAGGTCTTTACAGTAACATCGCAGCCAAACGCGAGCGCATCAAAGCCGGATCGGGCGAAAAGATGCGCAAGCCTGGCGCACCGGGCGCACCCACCGCCAAGGCGTTCAAAGAAAGCGCCAAGACAGCCAAGAAGAAATAGCCATGCCGCTCGTCAAATCACCCAGCAAAGCCGCCTTTCGCAAGAACGTAGCGGCTGAAGTCAAGGCCGGTAAGCCCGTAAAACAGGCTGTGGCCATTGCGTACTCCACCAAACGGCAAGCCGCCAAGAAGAAATAATGGCCTACGACCCGACAGGCATCATTGGCGCGGCAGAAGTCTCGGATGTAGGCGGCGCGCCGGACAAGGACACTGCGCATAAGCTGTCGCAGATGCGCAG